ATACTTTGTTGTTCCGTCAGCATTTTTACCTAATAAGAACTCTGGTAAATTAATCAAATCATTACCCATATATAATTCTAATCCTAAAGCTCTTGCGAATTGTAATGTGACATCTTTTGATATACCTTCAGATAACTTTTCAATTCTACTATTGACATCAGTTATAGATTTTACATATGTCCATATTTCATCAAATTGTTGTCCAACCATATCCATAAATTCTAAGAATACATTGTTTGATAAATCAGAACGAACGTGTTCTGGTAAAGAGTTTCTTAGTGAATTAGCATTGTCTTGGTCGTATGCAGATGCACTTGATATCATATTATTATACCAAGTGGTTGCAGTTGAACCTGATGTATGTTCTAACTTATAAGGTGTGGTTGATGTCATTTTCGGCCAGGCTGTATCGTGAAATTGTCCTAATGAAGAACTCACATAAGAAGAACTTTCAAAATACATAAAATGTTCAAACGGGTCAAATGAATTGATTACCCTTTGTCTTTTTTGTTCTTCTGCCTGTATCGTTGATAATGAACTTGTTACATTTAACAATGATGCACTTAAAGCAGTGTGGTTTTCAATCAACTGAAGTTTTTTTCTAAAATTACGAAGTCTTGATTCTGCTGATGAGAAGTTAACAAAGTTCCCAAAACCTGTATCATCATCTGAAATCGTTATATCAGTTGTTGTTTTTTGATAACTTATATTTGGTTGTATATCTAATAAACTTCCTGATATTAATTTTTCTTCTATATCAAAGTTCATTAAGTTATCATCACCTAATAAATCATTATGACTTTGAAAGTTAGTTCCTTGAAAATTAATAGGGTTATCTACTGAATTTAAATTAGGTATTCTTAAAAATATACCTTCATCAGGCCTGTTTACAAATGGAACTAATCTAACATTTTCTTCAAAGTCTGGTAATCTTTTTTCGGCAAAATATACTCTATCTAATTTTTGTTTACCTGACTGAAGTGGTTGTTTTAATTTTACTTTTCTTGATTTTAAATCACCACCTAATTTATCATTTACAACAAGGTAATATTCATCATTACAAATCATATAAGTTTTAAATCTATTGATATTACTTTTATCGTAATTTACTCTCCAATATTTAAACTTTTCTGCTCTTTGGTCATCACCTTTGTGTTTATATAAATTTACTCCTTCTTCATATGATAAAGAAACCTTTACACGATTAGAATCAATAACTTCTGTAATGGTAGCTACATAATCTCTTTTTGTGTTTATTTTCTTTTGTGCTCTTTTTCTGGTGATTATTTTTTCTTTTCTAATCTTAACTGGTGGTTTTATAGAATTTTTTAATTCTGTTGTTCCTCCATAAACTCCATAACCTTCACCACCACGAATCAAGCCACCTAAAGGTAATCCATCACCTGGCGTTAGTGGGCCATCTTCCTCACCTCTAATTTTTCCTGTAATGTCCCAATCTATATAGGCGTTTCTCGCAGCACCACGAGCTTGATTACGAATCTTTCCTTGTCGTAATAATTCTGCGTTTCGTCTGATTGCTCTTTCTGATGCTGCCATAATTACCTATCTCTATATTCTCTTTCAAACCTACCCTCAAACTCATCAGTTTGTTCTGGTATTTTTATTGGGTCTTTTTCCTGAACAACCTCTTCAGGTTCTATAAAATCTATTTCTTGGATTTCGTCAATGATTGCATCTTCATTTGTAGTATCTTCAAAGCCTGTTTCTAAGTAAAGGTTTGGAATAACAATTTGTCCACCTACCATATTTTGTGTGAACCCTCTATCTTTCTCATCAATATCAAATTCTAAAATATGTGGATTTTTTGTATCAAATTTTATTGCACCGAAGTCATCAGTTTTTAAAGATTTGTATTCAATCAATTGACTCATAGTTTCAAAGTCTTCACGATATTCTTCATTTTTAATATTTTCATCAACCTCAATAATTAACTCAGTTCTGTCTGTTGAGATATCGTCAATAAAATATGTAAAGTCTTTTAAAAATAATTCTGTTTCTGTATTTTTATCTTTTTCATCAATTCCTGGATTCGTTGTAGATGTATAAAATTTTACTTCACCATTTACTACTTTTTCTGAAACATCTCCATCCCAAACATTACCATTGTCATCTACATAGACTTGTCGTTCAACACCAGCCAACCTTCTTAGGAATTTGTAAACAACTCTATAATCACCTTGACTAAATCCAGCGTCTCTTAAATGTTGTCCAACATTTATGTCAATAAATCCTTCTTCAGTAAAGTTAACATCTTGAATTGGAATCATAATATTTTGTAATAATAAATCTGTATCTTGTGAATACACATACAACATTATAAAGTCGTCGTTATTATCACGACCAAAACTACTATAAACTCTATTACTTAAATAATAAGAGTCTTTTTCTTTTTGTGTAAATCCATATTCTAATGCCATTATCTATATCCTGATATGTTTATGTCTTCAAATGAATCTCGTAATCCTTGAAAGTCTGGACTTTCAAAATCAAATTGTTGTGTAAAATCATACTCTTCACCTGATATTGTTTCTGATGATGTTGGAAGATTTTTAGTTGTCCATATTTTTGTTAAAGAACTATTTTGATAAATTACATTTCTAATAAAAGAAGCGTAGTTTTTAGTTGACACAATTATATTCAACATCACTACTTGTTTTAAACCTGTGAAAACTTCTTGGCCAGTCTTTGTCATTTCAGATTGTATTTTTTCATCAGAAGCGTTATCGTTCAATTCAAAAAATTCTATTAACAAAGCTCTAAATGAATCATTAGGTTTTTCAGTTTGTTTTTGTTTTTCTTGTTCTTCTTCTTGTTCTAATTGAACATCTTCTGATTGAACGCCAGTTGGTGGTATAAAAAATTCAAAAGGTTTTGCAACTTGATTTAAGTATCTGTCATTAAAAAATTGTTGTTTGTTTTCAATACGAACACTTTCTGAAAGTCCTTCTGCAGCACGACCTAAGTTGTTTGGGTCTTCTACTGAAACGACGAATCCATCATCATCTCTTGTAGGATTGGTCGCATCAATCGATGCTGATACTTGTGATTTTAATTGTAAATTTTTTATTAAATCATTTTGTTCTATAACATCAGCATCCAATAACTTTTGATAGTATGATGATTTTTTTCTTGCTGAACTTGGTAAATATGGCATTTTACTATCTCACAACTCTAAATTCATAGTCGTCATCATAGTAGTTTATTGTTTCAGTTGTTCCACTTCCACTAACTACCTTTATACAAAAACGATAGTTTCTTTCAGCTTGTAATCCATCTAACCACAAGTTAAAGAAATTACCTGTGCTATCACAACTAACTTTTGAACCTGTTCCAAATGGAATAATGGTTTCTTCAGTATCAGCGTCTTTCACTTCATAGAACACCGATGCACTTGGCAGATACTTAGCTGTAAGCTCTGCTGGTGTAGTTGCAAAAGCTGTGGTAGGATATAACTCTCTACCGACAACTCTAAATTTAACTTTTGAGCCTTCTTTATATTCCTCTCTTAAATTTTTAAAATAAATTTTTAATCTTTCTAAATCAGCTGTTACTAATGGTGATAAACTTCCTGTTGACCAAGAACTATCGTCCCACACCACTTCTAATTTAGGTGGGTAAATTGTATGTGTTTCTCTACCAAAGTATTTCAAATTTCCCAATCTGTCAGAACTTGATTCGTCTTTTGTGGTATCACTTCCAGGATTATATGAAAAGTCACTTGAACCTGTATAGAGTGATTCTCTTTTTACTAAGAAGCCTCTGTTAGGAAATAGTGAACTTGAAAAGATATGATTTTTAACTAAGTCTGTTACATCAACTCTTAAGTCTTTTCTGTCAAATGTTATTTGATAAGAAGCACTAACTTTGTTCGCACCACCTTGACTACCTGTCCACCAAGCACCTCCGTCAGTCAATACTGAACCTGTGACCCAAGGTGTTTTATTTTCGTGGTCTCTATATTGATAACTTACACCATCTTGTGTTACTGGGTCGTGGTCAAGTTTACCTGTTCCTTGTTTCCAAGCACTACCACTAACCATATAAACAAATATATTTTGTTCAGCTTCTACCTCTTCTGATGTCGCGTCATATAAATTTAAATAATATTTCGCAGTTGTGGGTATTTTACTATCAATGATTGATTGTGATATAAAAGACAAATCAAAGTCAATTAAAATTCTTGAAACATTTGCAACCGTTCCATTATTAGATACAACTTTATTTATTTCTAATATCTCATCTAAACCTGTATTGATTGATGATGTTGTTCCACCAGAATAAATTGTAGCGTCTCTTTTTGCAAATTCAAAATAATGCATTATCTATCTCCTACTACTCTACCCTCAATATCAATGTTCGGGTATTTGAGTTCAAATATACTTGGGTCTAATGAAGGATAAACTATTCCGTCTCTTGTGGCTGCGTCTAAGTCATAAACATTACCACTATATCCACCAGATACTTTATGTTTGTTTTCAATAACTATAAGATTTTTGTTTGGATTATCATCTCTTGGTGGAACTACCGTAACAACTCCGTCCACTAATCCAATAACATAAGCTATGTCACTTAACACAATTGGTTGATTAATCTGCCATTTCTTAGTTTCAAAATGTTTCTTTACAGCCTGAATTGAATTAAACAATACTTCATTTTTGTTGAACCCTCTTTTTACCGTAATTGAAAATCTTACACCAATATTAATAATGTATGCGTCTTTAATGTTGATAGCGTCAGTCAATACTCTATATTGTGAAAGGTATGTTTTAATGTTTTGTTTAACTCCTTGATTTAATTGAGTAAGTTTTTTATCACTTGTGTATCCTAATAAATACATATTTAACGCTAATGGATTAGGAATAACATCAATTGATTTTATTCTTTTTACTTCACCATTGATAACCTCTAATTGTCCTTCTTCTTCTAATTGTTCATCTTGAACAATAAAAGCTTTTGCAACATTACCATACTTTTGTGGTAATGAATAAACTCTCGTAATGTAATCTTGTCTTGTTACTGCTCTGTTCTGTGCATTAAAGTGAGCTGATGCATTTAATTTTATGTCTTGTAATTCTTCAGTTGATGAACCACCAGTAGCTCTTTCTAAATTCACAACTCTTAAACTTTCGTTAGTCGTAGATTGTGTTGCAGAAACTAAACCTGTTGTTGAGTTTGAAAGTGTAATATTTCTTAATCTGTTTATTGTTCCGACTGGCACATTATGTTCAACTGCTCCACCAAAACGATAAGTTACAGTTAGTGTGGTATTACTTGGTGCTAACCCAAATGTTTGTGTTTTTAAAAAATTACTTGGGTCAAAAGAATCATCTAATCTCGATACACCAAAACCTAACGCGGAACCAACATTATCAGGATTTGGAATTATTTCTTCATCTGCGTTATCACTAACACCTGAACCAAATCTTAATTCTGTTTTATTATCATCACGAACTCTTGTTGTAAATCTTCTGGCTGTCTTAATTAACTTTAATAAGTAAGGAGCGTCGTTTTTATATTGAGAAAGACTTGGGTCATTTAAATTAGTGTTTTCTTCATCTTCAAACACGGTATCTTGTGCTAAAAATGGAACTTCGTAAAATTTATTTCCACTACTATCAACAACTGAAACTATTTCTGTTACTTTATCTTCTGACAAAACTATACTATCAAATGAAACTGCATCACTAAAAATAAATTCTTGTTCTTTTTGTTTACCTGAAACTGCAATTCCTTTTTTTGTAAGTCTAAAATTTGTAGGTAAATTACCTGACGCTGGGTCTAACGCTGCTATGTCCATTGTGTCTAACGAACTTGATACTTTGAAATTAACATCATCTAATAGTGTAAACTCAACTCCACTTTCAGAAGTAAATCCACTACCAGCTTCTAACTTACTTGCGTAATCTAAATCAGGTTGTGAAACAGCTGAAGCTCCAGTGCCTGTTGTTTTAGCTGGAACATCAAGTGTGAAAGTTAATTCTACTCTTGAAGGTGTTGCTAACTTAGGTTTATACCCTAATGATTGTGCAATCTCATAAATGTTTTTCTTTTCTTCTGCTTGATTTAAAAGTGTTTCTCTAAATTGATTATCAACATAGTAATTTAATACATCACCAACATATGCGGCCATCTCAACAAACATCATACCTGGTGATGCCTCGTTAAAATCATTATACTGATTTGGGAAGTATGTTTTTGCAAACTCAATAAGATTTGCTCTTATGTCTGCAAAGTCTCTACCGAGATAATTAACTTCTTTTTTTACTATCTTTTTTCCTACTCCGTAATCTACTTCTCTGATGTTAGTATTCGGCATATTTATTCTCCAATATTAAATTGTAATGTTAGTGAGTCTAATGTATCTGGTTCAAGTGTTGTTGAATAATCTATCGATACTAAAATTGAATTTTCATTTTGTCCGTCTTGAACAACATTTACTTCGTTAATCGTTATGTATGGAAGTTGACGGCTAACTGCTTCTCTTATAGCCTCGTCTATGTTGTCAGATGTTACAGTATCAAAACTATCAAATAGTATCGCTCTTAGATTAGAGCCAAATGATGGTTGAAAAACTCTTTCACCCGGACTTGTTAGTAATAAGTTTATTAAATTTGATTTTGATTGTTCTTGGATTGTTTTAGATTGATTAAAAAATCCAGTCGCACGATTATAATCTAATGGAAACTTAACACCAACATAAATGTTGTCATCTCTATCTATTTCTCTTACACTTTTTGCCATTTATTATTAAGGTCTAAAATTACCTTCACCTTTTTTCTTTTTATCCATTGCTTTCATTAAACCAGAATAGTCACGAGTCAATGCGTTTTGAACATCTTCAGGAACTGCATCTACTGAAACTCCTGCTTTTTTAATCGTTTCAACTGCTCCCATTTCTCTCGCTCTTTCTTTATTACTACCCATACCTAAATCTCCGTATCCTAAGACCTCGGCCATATTATCACTTCCTAATACACCACCGCCCAATGTTGGATAGTCTTCTTGTTCTTGACTACCTAATGGTTTGGTGTTATTCAATACTTCGTTTAACATTTTGTTTTTTGTGTATTGTTTTTTAGGTTTTTTGATAACCTTTTTAGGTTTTGGTTTAGAAATAGTTTCTGATAAACTAATTTCTTTTTCTTCATTAATAAATATCTCGCTCAGTTGTTTTTTGACTTCTTTACGAACAACTAATTCAATAATATTTTTTAATTTATCTTTGTTCATTTTAACTCCTCTTGTATCTCTTGATTCTGTTTAGACGCTTCTGATAACATTACTGTTAAATCTTTTTTAGCTGTTTCAGTTTCAAGTTTTATTTCTAAATCTAAATCTTGCATCATAAATCCATTATACAAACCTGATTGTATATCTGATTTAAGTTTACCAACCAATGAATTTGCAGTGGTGCTTGAATTTGGGTCTCCGTCTCCAAATATTCTTTCTTCGTCAGCTTCGTCAAATACACCTTGTTCTATTTCTTGGTTTACGCTCTGTAATCTTTCTTTTAATTCCTCACCATTTTCCACTTCATTTAACTTACCACCATCATCTTCATATTTGTTAAGTATATCAGTTAATGATACTATTTCTTTTCCACCAAATGTTACAGCAGAACCATAGGCTATTTCTGCAATGTAATCTTTCGGTGCAGATAAAATCGCTCTTGTATTTTCAATATCTGATTTGATTACATTATATTCTTCTTGGACTCTTTCAACATCTTCAATTAAGGATTGTAAATTACCTAATTTTGAAATAATCTCTGCCATACCCGGCACTGGACTCCAAGCTTCTTTTAGTTCTTCAATTGTATAAGTTTTCCATTTTTTAAAATCTAACCATTTTAAACTTGTTATTAATTTATTTTGTTCTAATGCTTCTCTAGCTTCTTTAATTCCATCTCTAATGTTTTTGAACCAAAGTGGATTAGGTGTAGCTCTTGTTCCAGGAATAGCTGCAGGAATCAAACTATTAATTTTAACTATTAGTTTGTTAATATTTTTTCTATACTCTTGTGCTTTATCAGCACCTTCTTCAACAATACCTTCAGGTAATATGATTACATTACCTGCTTTTACATCTTGTGTGATTCTATATACATTTTCTACGTTTTGAACAAATTGTTTTGAATTAACATCAACTACTTCTGCGTTTCTTATTTGAACACTTTTACCTTTTATGTGAACATTGTTGTTTGCAAAAATAGCTATGTCGCCTTGTTCTTCACCTGCTGCGAATAAAACAATTCTATCTGAATTTAAAAATATTGATGGTTCTGTAAATCCCTCGGCTATAAATGGTTCTTTTGTGGTGTTTCCAAATGTGTCGAATTTCATATCTTCACCTAATTGTATTACTTTTTGTGGATACAAAATTTCTTCTCTTGTTGTAATCTCTATGGAAGAACCTTTGTCATTTTTTCTATACGCTCCTATCGTAATATTACCACTATCACTTTTTGGATTTTTTCTTTGGTCACTACTTAGATGAACAAAGTTATTGTGTCGTCCTTGTATCAATGTATCACCTAAGTCAAAACTACTATTTTTACCACCTCTTCTTTTTGTAGTATTTTCTTCTCTGTTATCTTTTCTACCTTTTACATTATCAGAGTTATCTGCGTAATAGCTACTTTGTTCAAAAAATTTAGTTTTATATTCTTCTTGACCTGTTGTGTTACTAAGTCCTTTCAACTCATCTAAGTTATTTACATCTGCAGGTGTTGGGTTTATAGCTGAAAAATAATATCTATTACCATCAAATTCAAAACCAATAACAACTTCACCTGGTAAAGGCATTTGAATAATATTTGATTGAAGTGGTATAAAAGCACCACTTTCTCTACAATCATTAAGTGGTTGATTATGTTCTGAATAAACATACCTACCAATTATTTTTCCAAATTTATTTTTATTTTGGTCTGATACTATTTCTAAAACTTCTACTGGTTCTAATTGATGAAAAAATTCTTTTTGAACTAAATTTTTTAATTTTTGTCGCAGCAAGGATTCGTCTACAATATCATTAGATGTAGAGTTGTCTTCTAAGCGAATATTATTTTGTTCCTTAGTCTCTTGGGTTTTTATACCCGCCTCATCAAAATAGGCCATTAATTTTCCTTACTGATTGAACTATCTATCTCGTCTTTTTTGATTTGTAACTCTTGAAC